CTTGAGCACCTTTTTGACCTGTTTCTCCTTTTATTCCTTGAGCACCTTTTATACCTTGAGCACCTTTTATTCCTTGAGCACCTTTTATACCTTGAGCACCTTTTATTCCTTGAGCACCTTTTATACCTTGAGCACCTTTTATACCTTGAGCACCTTTTTCACCCTTATCACCTTTTTGACCTTGGTCTCCGTTTGCAATAAATGATACTAATAAATCTTCATTATTTATCATAAAAGGCATCGTGGAGGAGGCTGCTTGATTTGATACGTCTATAGTCCAATAGGTGGTGTTATCGGTTAATGCCGTTATTTGGTATAATAAAAATATTTGTGCATTTGTTTGCTCAGAGATACGAACATATCCCTTAATAGTTGAGGACACATCTTTTAAAGTTTGAAGGAATGATGTAATATCCACACCATTTTCATCTACAACATCTATAAATAATTTAGTTGCTGAAGTTTGGTCTGAGGAATTGTTTATGCTTAATTTACCACTTCCAGGATCTACGTCGCTTATTTGAGTATTAAATAAGTATTCAAATGAGGCACCTCCAAAGTTACCCTCAGTACCTTGAAGACCTTGAGCACCTATTTCACCTTTTATACCTTGAGCACCTTTAATTCCTTGAGCACCTATTTCTCCTTTATCACCTTTTATACCTTGTGGGCCTACTATACTTGTACCATTCGTACCTTGAATACCTTGTGGGCTTTGAATACCTTGAAGACCTTGAGCACCTTGAATACCTTGAGCACCTTTATCACCTTTATCACCTTTTTGACCACTAGCAGCATCTATCCAACTTATTCCAGTTACAGTGGAACTTAATACTTGTCCTGTGGTACCTGCTCCATTTGTAGTATCTTTAAGAGCACCTTTAATTCCTACACTACCAGTAACTGTAACATTGGTTTCTACTATTATAGATTTTAAATGTGCATCTGATCCACTTACTACTACTTCTTTCCATTCTACTGCCATATTCTAATATATATGTGATAAATATGAGGGTTTGTCTTTAGGTTATTAAGGTTATGGAGTTTTCAATACCGAAGTTTTTGGTATAGATTTTGGTTGTGGGGAATTTAAATGGTTTTCAATTTCTTCGATTTGACTATTAACTTTAATTTGTAATGTACCCACAAAAAAAGCATCTATGCCCGTAATCTGGATATGGTTTAGTCCTGTTCTTAGTGCTTTAATTTCTCTAAGTGTTAGGTTTTCTAATGAATATAACTCTGCTTCCATAATAACTTTTTTTTAAATAATTAATTATTGATTTGATAATTTTTCATTTATTTTTAATTGATATTGTAATATACTATTTAATTTTAGGGACAGGGAATAAATCCTTTCCATATCTTTACCTTTAAAACTTGATTCACCTATAAAATATAGTAAAAAATTTATTTCTTCTATAGATAAGGCTGGTAGACCTTGTCTAAGATCTACCATTCCTTTTTCTATATGTCCACTTTCAAAACCCATATTTTACTTAATTGTAAATTATGAATAAATCCAGATGTTATCATCTCCTCCAATAAACATGTTACCGTTCTTTGTATACTTAGTTGGTGTTGCTGTTGGGTCGTTAGAAGCCCCACCGTCTGTTATTAAAGAGAAAAATGCATCTGGTACTAGAGAGTTTTGTGCTGCATCGAATGATCCTGTTACACCCCAACGAGCTATATTTGAATCCCACCCAAATGCTTCTGCATCTGTAGGTCCAGTTTGTTGAATTGCAATACCACCATCTCCAGTAGCTTCTGAACCAGAAGCCATTCTAATAAATCTATCTGCTACATCTAAATTTGTCTCATTGTTAAATGATGCTGTACCTACAACTGTTAAGTTTCTAGTAACTACTAAATCTCGACCAATGCTTACGTCTTGTGCTAAACTTACATCTCCATTTGTTACTGAAAAATTAGAATTGGAGAATTGAGCTACACCTTTGGTTCCTGCTGCTGCATCTGCTACTGAAATTGCAATACCTTGTGCTGCTGCTACTGTAGCAATTGCTCCTGTACCTGTTACTGCTAAACCTTGGGTTGTTAAGTTAATAGTACCTGCACCCGTATTACCTGTAGTATCTAAGGATGCACCTACACCTGTTAAATTTGAACCATCTCCTGAAAATGAACCTGTTACGACTGCACCTGTAAGTGTTAAACCAGCAATTGTAGCTGCTGTTGCACCTAAAGCTACTGCTGTAGTTCCTAAAGTTATGCTACTGTTTGATAATTTAGCATTTGTAATACTTCCACCTAACATACCATTACTAATACCTAATGCTTTTACATTTAAGGCATCAGTAGTAATTTCAATTGAAGTATCATCTACTCCTACGGATAATGCTGTTCCAGCACCACCTGATAAACCTGCTCCTGCAACTGAAGTTGCTAATTGAGTTGCTGTAACTCCTCCATCTGAAATACCTACTGTATCCGCTGCTACTGTAATTCCTGTACCCGCTCCTACTGCGAAAGTTTTTGTTAATGAACCATCATATGGTCCACCTGTTAAACCATCTCCTGATACTAAGTCTGGTAAATCGGTAGTTCCTGTAAATGTTCCATTAAATGAACCTGTTACGACTGCACCTGTAAGTGTTAAACCAGCAATTGTAGCTGCTGTTGCACCTAAAGCTACTGAGGTAGTTCCTAGTGTTACTGAACTGTTAGATAATTGAGCATTTGTAACGTTTGCTAATGTACCACCTAATGTTAGAGTTGGATCTACACTATCTCCATCGTCAGTTAATGTAATTCCATTTACATTACCAGTACCAGTAACATTTTGTACTGTACCTGAACCTAATCCTGAAGCAGAAATAGTAATTGCTCCTGCTGTATTTGTTACTGTAATATTTGCGCTACCAGTAAGGGTTGCTAATACAGGATCTGCTCCGGTAGAACCGATTATTAATTGACCGTTTGTAGCTTGACCAAGAGCAGTTACTGCACCGGTTCCACTACCTAGAAGCACACCACCATCTGTAAGTGTTGCTGCTCCTGTACCACCCGAGGCTACGGGTAAGGCTGTATCTAATGTCAGTGCACTAAGTGCTGCTGACGATCCGGATACGATTACTTTTTTCCAAGTTGCCATTGATTTTTGTTTTTTTTAGTTTATTATTGTTAATTTATTATACATATACAACCTATTTTTTAATATTATTTTTTTATGGTTCTGTAGGTTCATCAAGAGCTACAAAGAATGCTGTTTCGGTAAAATAAATTCCTCCGGCAAGTGGGGTTGGTTTTGTAGCGGCATCGGCATAAGCATTAAAATTAATGGCTCCAGTACTACCCTTTATTTTTATTAAATCAAGATTTCCTGTAGTTTCTGTTACTTTAAATTCACTAACACTGTCTAACAAAACAAGATTGCTACCTGTTACAGCTAATGAACCTGTAATTTCTGCTGATCCTGTAAATGGGAAACCTGTTCCTACTGAAGAAGTTATTGCCTGATCTATTACCCCAACAACTGTTTGTTGGTAACCTGCTACAGACGAACCTGCTGTTGTTCCTGTAATATAACTAGGGTCAAATATTGTTACAGCAGAAGCTGTTTCTGACATTGCGCCAATAGCTAATGTTTGATTATTAGATGATAATAAAGCATTTCCACTATCTGCTTCTGTACCTTCTCCTCCCCATTCTATGAATGCTGATATTTCTGCAGAGCCTAAATCTCTATATGTTACTTCTGTTATTTTGTAATTAAAAAATTTACCAAGAATTTGTGTACCACCAAGACTAGTTGAAGCTTGTCCTACAACAGCATACGCTGGAGATAGGGATGCATTATAATTCCCATCTAAACTACCTGTAATACTATTTACAGTAACTATTTGTTGTGGGTCTAAAAGGGATGCTGAGTTAAAAAAGTATTTACCTTCTGGTAAAGAAGCTCCAAATACATTTGTTACATTAGCTGTTGCGGTTTGGTTTACTGTTATTTGTGTTGAACTATCTATACTAAGAATAGTAGGATTTGAAGCATACCCTCCACCAAAAGATTGTATCGACATACCTACTCTTAATAGACTCACATCTTGGACTCCACTTTGTGGTGTTATTCCTGTTATAGTTGATTGCCCCGATTGTATAGTACCATTTATGAATACTACATTGTTATATTGTGGGGTGAAACTTGATATCTTTCCAATAAAAAGTTGTTTTTTGTATGCCATTGTTTTAAATGTGTTTTATTGGTTTTAAATTAAAATTGAAATCTCATTAAATTATTTACACCTGAAGGTAAACCACCTAGTGAAAAACGAGAGAAATTTGAACCTGTTTCTACTTCAACTGTTACTGCTGTTATAAAACCACCATTTGATAAATTAAAACAAGCAATCATTGGTGGGTTTTGATTAGTTACACTTGTATTTAAACCCGCACCACTTTCTATGTTAGCAGGCATATTTAAAATAAAATCAGTAGTATAATCTAATCCTCTTGCTACTACCATGGATATCATTTGAATATTTCCGGCTGAAGGTATTACAACAGTTGATGTTACACTACTAAAAACACTTACTCCAAATGCTGGTATGTATGCGGCGTCTGTTCCGTTTGCTGTACCTGATGATGCGGATGTATAATCAAAATTATTAGCACTTACGTTTGAAACAGCAACATATAGATATGTATCTACTCCTCCTCTTACTACAATAAAATCACCATTTGTTAAACCGTGGGCAGTTGATGTAACTGTTACAACTGCTGCTGATCTTGAATATGTTAAATCTTTATATATATCTCCAGTAGACATCATTTGCCATTCTCTTCCTGAAGCTTCTGCTGATGCTATATATCTAATTGTATTACTTATTTCTGGGTTTACTGCTGCTGCTCCTCCACCACCTGCTCCTGTTTCACCTTTTTGACCAGCAGGTATTCCAAAATCAAATACTGCTGCAGCACTAGTTCCAGAGTTGGTAACGGTTGGTGTAACGCCAAATGCTAGAGTTGATGCTGTACCTGGTGCTAGAGTTGCTGCTGCTCCGGTACCTGTAAGTCCTTGAATACCTTTTATACCTTGAGCACCTTTTATACCTTGAACACCTTTTTGACCTGTTTCTCCTTTTATTCCTTGAGCACCTTTTATTCCTTGAGCACCTTTTATACCTTGAGCACCTTTTTGACCTGTTTCTCCTTTTATTCCTTGAGCACCTTTTATACCTTGAGCACCTTTTATACCTTGAGCACCAGTACCAACATTTCCTTTTATACCTTGAGCACCTTTTATTCCTTGAGCACCTTTTATACCTTGAGCACCTTTTTGACCTGTTTCTCCTTTTATTCCTTGAGCACCTTTTATACCTTGAGCACCTTTTATACCTTGGGCACCTCTTTCACCTTTTTCACCTTTTTGACCACCACCTTCTCCTGTTTCACCTTTTTGACCAGCAGGTATTCCAAAATTTAATGATGCGGCTGTAGATGTCCCAATGTTAGTAACTGTTGCTGAAGCACCTGCTGCTAGGGTTGATGTGTTATTTACGTTTATTGTTGCTGCTGCTCCGGTACCTGTAAGTCCTTGAATACCTTTTATACCTTGAGCACCTTTTATACCTTGAGCACCAGTACCAACATTTCCTTTTATACCTTGAATACCTTTAATTCCTTGAGCACCTATTTCTCCTTTTATTCCTTGAGCACCTATTTCTCCTTTTATTCCTTGAGCACCTCTTACACCTTGAACAGAGATACCAGGCGTACCTTGGGCACCTACTGGTATGCAAAAGTCAAATATTCTAGCTGTTGCTGTTCCTGCGGTTATAACTGTTGGTGCTAAATTAAAACATACAGCGGTTGCGGTTCCAGCTTCAAGTGTAGGATTTAAACCTCTAATTCCTTGAGCACCTATATTACCTTTTTGACCTTGTGTACCTGTACCTGGTGCACCTGAAGTTAAGTTTCCATTTGCATCAATGTTTAATACATTAAGGGTATTTGGGTTTGGTGATGAAGCAAGAGTTTCAAATTTTACAACACCTTGTGTAGATAATGAACCTGTTCCCAGTAATGCTAAGGATCCTGATATTGTTATATCGTAAGGTTCTGCCCCTGTAAATGCATCTACTGATTGAGAAACTTGAGATGCCTCAATTGTTTGGTTTGTTACTATGCCTGTTAGTGATAATGTATTTGCCATTGTGAATTGGTATTATGTTTTGTTATAAATATATAAAAGGTTATTGTCTGTCAATGTTTATTAAAATTGTTGTATCAGTAGTTCTTGATGTAGGAAGGGGTTGAGCTAACTTACCAACTGCTACTAATTCATTATTGTTGTTATATAACCCTACAGTTGTAACAAATGGAGAAAAGTATGAAGAGGAAACATATTCGTATACTGCCCCGTCATTACTTGTATTTGAAATTGTAGATGGGTTTAATGTATAATTAAACTCATTTTCTGCAATAGTACATTTATATTGTGTTTCATAAATAGTAAAAGACGATGAAAAAGAAACGCTAATGTCGGTTTGTTCAACAAAATTTTCTACATCATTATTATCTACTGGTCTACCACCATATACTGGTTGGCCATAATTAGCCGTTCCATATAAAGCATCTCTATTAGTACCTTCTTTTCTTGAACCCCCAGTAAAGACAATCATACCTTGTGCGTATGTAACATTACCTACTACTATTGTTTTATTATTATTTGTTCTAATTAATCTACCCTCACCATCATCCTTATAGCTTCCGCTTAATGTAGTGATTAGTAATGAATTAGGTTGAATATAATCACCAAATAATGATTTTGGTATTGACATTACACCTATATATTCTTCAGATCCTGTAGGCCAGTATTTTTCTGGGTTTAGGTCTGTTTGGGTAAAATTTTCAAATGCGTTAGATGCTATTAGACCTGTTACGGTACCATCGGGGTTGATGGATTGTATATTTGCATTTTGTACCTCACCATTACTACTAGAAATATAGTTGGAATAGTACAGTTGTTGTGTAGAGTTGTATATAGCAGATTGAGAATATTCTGTTATGTATCCGGTTGAAACGTTGGGGCTATTTTTTGCTCCTAAAAAACGATCGATACCTACATCAGAGGTAATTAGGGCACTCCCTTCAAATGAGAATCCCTTAGTTACCTCTAGTGGTGATATTATTATATCCTGTGAATTTAATGTTTTGTAAGCAGCCATTCATTTTTAGAAATCTAGTTTAACTCTAATTAAAGATTCTTTTGTAAAGTCTTTATTTAAAGGTTTTGATAATTTTGCAACTGCTAATAATTCATTACTATCGTTGTACATACCTACTGTCGTAATATACGTTTGTGGGTTATTAATAAAATAGTTATAAATTACTTCACCGGTTGATCCTGAAATATAAGATGGGTTTTCTGAATAGTTAAATTCGGAATTTCTTGTTCTAACAAATACAAAATCAGACGTTATTGTTTCCTCAGAATTTAATCCAAAAGATTGGCCCTTTTTAATAGCCTCATATAATTTTAATTGATTAGCTCCTGGTGTATTTGCTGTTGTTGTTGTGTCTAAGCTAATTCCCTGTGTAGTAGTTAAATCTAATGCAGCACCATTTAATAATATTGTTCCAATATCTGGTAGAAATAAACCATATGACCCTGCTGTATCAGTATACCCATTAGAATTATTGGCTCCTGTTCCTGTTGCAGCAACACCATTAGAACCACTAATTATTTGATACGCTCTCATAGTACCATAATACTCAGGGACACTTACCATATTAGAGTTATCTGTTAACTCTATAGCATTTGTACCTCCAGTAGATGGGTCTGTTAATTTTAGGTTTAATGAGCCTGGGAATAAAGATTGTTTATATCTTGACCTTTCTATACTTAATGCATAAATTGAACCTTGTTTAACACCACCAAATGAAAATTGTGCAGTTTCATCTTCCAAAACTAATGTTCTATATTGACCATATATGGTTAATGAAGGAGATACTCCAGGAACCGCAGCATTGTTATAATCAAATGTTCCTCCCCCATTTTCATTACCATAAGCAATTTCAAATTGTGCTTCCGCTAATGTGTTGGTTGCAGGATCAGCATTATATACTGTCGCATAATATTCACCAGATGCACCTACAACTTGACTAGATTGTGTGAAAAATGTAGTTAAATTTGGTAAGTTACCTGTCCAAGCGGTTGAAGTTTGTGCTTGTGCACTTACTACAAAATCATCTGCTTCTAATCTTTTAAATCCCATGTGTTTTTTATTATGTTGTTGATCTAGTTATTGTAATTGGAATAGTAATTCTAGCTCCACTATCTAAACCTGTAAATGTTAAAGTACTTACTAGTGAGTTATTAGCACCAAACAATGTGTTTACTGTAGTTGCTCTTAGTGAGAATTGTGTACCCGTTATAGTTGATGAAACGTTTGTTCCAATTGTTGTTGTAGCATTAAGGTTTGATGAAGAAGCTGCTGTTGTATTAATACCAGTTGCTTCAAATGTATTTAATAACCTAACGTCGGCAACAGTTAAACTGTATCCTGATGTTTCAAATACCTGATCATTACCTAAGTAATTTAATGTTTGTGGTGTAATTGCTAACGTAGCACCTTGTTGAAGTGTTACTGCACTGTAACCAACATTTAATACTGGTAGTTTTGATGTACCTCTTGGTAATGTAGTTAATTTATACTTCATTATTTGTGATTCTAGAGGAAATGCTTCTAATAAAGGCATTCCATCTATAGCTTCCCCATAGAACTGTGAACCAGAGGGATGAGTTGGATTATACAATGTATAATCAATTTCGTCATCCGCTAAAGCGAATTGTGTGATTCTAAACGAACCATCGTTAGCTGCTAACAATTCTCTACCTTTGGTTGTTAAGATAGCATCAACTGTTATTACTGAATTATTTAAATATCCCATTTGTGTTTGTTATTATATGTTATAAATATGTTAAGTTATTAGTTTGTTGTCTCTTAGTTCACGCATTATTACATCTGGTTCTAATTCTATGCTAGGGGCCGGAAATTCTGGGAATAAGAAACCTGAAGGTGTGTTATTCTTTTTTAATAATCTATCAACTGTTGTTACAAAGCTACCTGTTGTAGAGGATGTATTTGTAGATTCATTTGCTTCCCCTGCGTTTGAAGCTGAAGTTGCTACTCCTTGTATAGACAAATATGTTGTTTTGCTATCAATTGTTGGGATAAATTCTGTGGTTGAAGATAACTCTCCATATGGAAATTCAGCATCTATTAAAATTGCTGAGGGTTCGTAAACAAATCTTCTTAATAAAAAGAAATCTTTATCAACACTAGCAGGTACCTCTCTATCTAAAACTAATAATAGTTTAGGTGTTGTGCTATTTGAATTTTGGTCCGGTGGTGTTATTGCTTTTATAGTATATGATTCAGCTTCATCATTAACAAATCTTATTTCATCCCCTATCTCTAAATTCCATGGTATATTAAAGTCTGGAAAAGTAGTATCATCCGGTTCTAAACCACCAGGGAATCTAACATTTGTTGATGGTGCATAAGTTAAAGTTCCCATAATAAACCCATCATTATATGTAGTATTACCATTTGATGATTGTAGTTCTATTTGTGACCTAAGTGGGATAGTATTTAAATTATCTGCAGCTACAGTAAAAGTGGCATTAACAGTTGATAGAGATGTTATTATAAATCCTTTTTGTATTAATAGTGAGTATGGAATTGTAATAACTTGACCTGCTGCCCACCCACTACCTGGAGTAGAAGGTGATAATAAGGTTATATCTGTAGAACCTACTACTGCCCCAATTGTAAAAGTAGAACCTGCAGCATTACCTGGAGTTACTGAATATTCGTCTGAGTTAATAGTTGCAGATATGGTTGGGGTGAAATTTGTAGCATCTAGAGTTATTGAAACATCAACTCCACCTGGGTCTTCTGCACCTAGTGATGCCGAGGGGATTGTAAGTGTATCGCCTACTTCATAACCTGTACCTCCATTAGTTATTTGTATATTTCCCATTACTGTAGCATCAGTAAGTGTAATTGTAGCTACTGCATTACCATCACCACTACCACCTGCTAAGGATTTGCCTGCTTGCTCTCCAAAATTTGTTGCTCCTAAGATATTGAAAGATGAGGCATTTGCTTGAGCTAAAAGATTATCAGCGTTTTTTGATAAACTTGATAATGATATTGTTACTGGGTTGGCATTTGCACTTTCTATTTGAGTTTCAGGTGTTAATGTAGTACCAACCTCTGTTGTTGCTGGAAATTCCCAATATGGAGCGTTTAATGCATTATCTACCAGTGTAGAATCGGGGTCTTGTTGGTTTGGGTTAACTACCATGTTAACAAAAGGACCTAGAATTATTGGGTCGGTGGTTATTGGATTCCAAAAGTTCTTTGCAGCATCTACTGACTCTGAAAGATAATCTTGAGTAATTGATATTCTATATCTTCTGTCAGATATTAATTGTTCATTTGGAGCGTTTTTAATAGCAACATCTAAAGTAGTATATTTAACATTGTCTATACTTAAACCCGCCTGTGTAATTGCATTTTTAGTAGCATCTCCTAACAGATTTACTCTAAGTGTTTTTCCGTTATTGATAAAACCAACATGGGAAGAACCATAAGCGTTAAATAAATCAATTACTAATGACTGTGTACCACCAAAATAACATGTTAAGGTAACATTAGCGGTTTGTTGAATTGACATTCTTGTAAAAGTAGTTCCAACTCCTAGATTTGTTGAATCCGAAAATTCCATTTCTAATGTAAAAGTACCTACAACACCACTATTAAAATCACTTTTATCCCAAAAACCACCTGCGTCTGTTCTATATGTTTGAGGTACAGTTGAGGGGAAACTACCTCTAAAATCTAGAGTATAATTTGCAGATAATTGAGGTTGTATTGCTGTAACATCAGGGTCTGGTGAAAAATATACTTCACCTTCATTTGCATAAGCTACAGCGGTAGAAACTATAGAATCGACTACTAAAGAACTATATCTATCCGGTTTGGTAATACCATTTGGATTATTAATTATTTGTGATAATATATTTGGTATTGTAATAACTTTACTAGCTGCATTGCTACCATCAACAACTGTACCTTGGTATGTCATTCCATACTGTGTAAATGGAGGGGTGTATGAAGATATTCCTTTAGATCTAATAGGAATAAAATTAGAGTAACCTACTGATGAGGTTTGTGAGTATAAAATGGGAACCGCTTGTTGAGTTACTCTATCTATTGGTTGGAAACCATTTAATAGGTTATATGAAGTTGAACCAGATATTTGGTTCATACCTACTCTACCTACTTCAGAAGAAGAAGGGTTTGTTGTTGGTGACCATGTTCCTTGAATATCAAATGCAGTATAAGGAGAAAGATTGGGATTATTTGCATCCCCTGCCCCATTAATCAAATATTTAATATTGAATTGTGTTTTATTGTTTAATACAGGATAAGGATCTGTTACTTGTTCACAATAAGCAAAAAACGCTCTTTGATAATCAATCACAGGTATATTACCATATGTATAAAATCTTTCTAGTTGTAAGGTAGGTGCTTCATTTAATCTTTCTGCTGTTGATCTACTACCATTATATCTTGCTAAAGTCCAAGTCCTTGAAGTATAGTTTGACGCAGGTACAGAAGATTTTTGTGCTGTACCATTAAGTATTTGTTGGAAATTTATTGGTGTGTATATGTCTGTTGAATAATCAACTTCCTGTATTTGGTCATTTCTTCTATATGTAAAGGCATTGTTTAATAAAGGTTGACAATCTGGTGTATTTGAAAAACCGTTTGTACCCTCAAATGCATTTTCTATAAAAGTAGGAACTCTACCATCTCCTGAAGAAGCTAAAGGAATTGTATTAAACTCTAAGTTATATTCAGTTACAACAAGTGAATTTTCTATTTCTGATAGGGGTTCTGCTGAGTCAACTGCTAATGATAAAGATAAACAATCTCTAAGTGATATGTTGTCTGCTGGTATAGAAAAACTCATAGTAATTGCTATACCATTAACATCTATATCTGCATTTTTAAATTCTACCTCGTATGCAATATTGTCAGGACCAATTACGGGCACATTATCAGGATAACTACCTGTATATATTTTCATAGAAGCAGTAGGCCATGTTTTTCCTTCTCCTGTTTCACCTGCTCCATAAAGAGGGGCGTCGGGTGATAGAGCATAGTCAGCCGCACCATATTTTGGTCCTGCATCACTACCTGTCCACGATCTTAAAAACATTGAAGCTGTAATTTCAACATCGTTACTAGGTATTTGGTTAAATATATATAAACCATCTATTGAAGATGAATTAGAGGCTGAAAAAGATACATAAACATCACTCCATCTTGTAGAGAATATATCTGGAATTGTTTCTCCGTTTGCGGAGTCTGCTAAAATTTCAGTTGATAAAAGTGCCGAATTATATGTTCCTGTAAAAGTTACAGAACCGGGTATTGCAGTATAAGTTACTTTTTTACCTGGGTCTAAATCTATAAATTCGGGTAATCCAGAGTCTGCTGTAAAATTAATTCTAACACTATTAGCAGCAAAAAGTTCTAGTTGGGTTCTATATAATACATACTCTCCTAAATCTGCATAAAGACCAAATTGGGTAGATCCTGTAGGACCAGTACCTGCTCCTGGTGTTGATTCAAAAATACTACTAGTGTAAGTATAGTAGCCATTGGTTAACGTATTATTGGGGTATGTAGTAGGGGAATTGTTTGGGGAATATAATTGTTGTTGTAGTAAAGTACCTTGTTGGAATGGACCATCAAATGAAAAATTTAAATCTTCGTCATTTGTAAACATTGTAAATGGAGTAGATGTTGAATCAAGTGTACCTACTATTTCATAAAAATTACTGGTTTCTAATTGATCCATATTAGCATTCGTTACAGTAAATACAAGATTGCCTGTAGCTCCAACGAATCCGTTTGCATTTAAAGTTGCTGCTGTTATTGTTATTTTTTCTCCAGTTTGCCATCCAGAACCACCCGTTGAATTATTTACTTTAATATTATCTATTATGTAGGCGACGGCGGGGAAGTCATAACGTGCAGAAACACCAAATATAACTCCAGTACCACTACCGTCTGTAGTGTACTTAGTATCATCAAAAAATAATGCTGTTTGCTGTTGGTTTACTATATAAGGAGATACTGGTTCTTGGAGACGAGTACCATTAGCTATTAAATTTCCATCTCCTATAGATACAGCATCTGTAATGTTTAGTGATAAAAAATTAGTAGCACTAGATGATATGTGTATTTTACCTAAATCTTTATCTGTAGTTATACCTTCTAAATTTGTCATCTTTGAATCAAGAGACAAAATATTATTAGAAACTCCATCTTCTACTTGTGAAAGTGTTATTTTAGTTATACCTGCAGCTGTAGTAGAATTAAATTTCATTTTACCTGTTGCTGGTGGTGTTGTAGGTGATGTGTTTGTATTAAAAGATTGGGAATATGTTTCAGATACTATATTTTCTTTATATATAAAAACTGAGGAACCGTTTAGTGTAGATATATTCCCCGAATTAGTGTATCTAGTATATATCCAAGGGTGGATTTGTCTTGATTCACCATATACTGTAAATGAACCACTAATTGATGCTGTGTATATTAGACCATTAGGTTCTGGGTATGTTGAAGAAGTGTTTTCACTATTAATATAGTTACCATTTATTCCTAATTCATATGCTACACTCCCTATTTGAGAGTCGAACAAAAGAGAGTCAAAAGGATCAAATACATCATCTCCTCCTCTTACAGGAACAATATTTCTTCCAGGTAATCCCGTTGTGTAACTACCATAATATAGTGTACCTAGATTTAACCAAGGGGAGTTTGGAACACCTGATCCTGTTTCTGTTAAAATGTATGCTTTATATGGTCTATGTATATATGGGTTATATCTATATGTAAGTCCATCTCCACCCTCAATATTATATCCTCTATACACCCATAATTCTTGATCACTAGCAATTGGAATTACAACATCTGCCACACCTAAACCATTTTGTACCACATAAGATACATTAGTCCCTAATGAAGATATTTTTGAAGTAAATTCACTATCAAAAGTAGTTGTTGGGGACTTACTAGCATTTAGTAAGGTATTCATTTTACTCACAGTTAAGGGATCACTTGCCGTAGCAGACCCCGACACCAATATCTGGTTGGTATCCTCTTTATAATAATATTGTATATACTTTGGTACTTCTGGCATCGTTGTGTTTAGTTATAAATAATATAATATATTGTTTTTAATACTCCAAATAATCTTTATTTAAAGAGGAGTTAGGATATTACCTCCTTGGGGGACGTTGATGAATGTAAAATTGTTTTGTGTATTTTGAGTATTAGTTACTTTAAAATTAGAAATTCTTGTAACGGGAGATTGTTGCGTCTGAGCGAATTGAACGTAAATTGTTGTAGTTCCTGTTCCTGTAATCTTATATAGATTAGGAGATGTAGGATAATTAGGTAAACCCCCAGTTGATGTTGGCCAAAGTGATACAAAAGGGTTATTTGCTTGATTACTATTATTGTAGTATACACTAACTTCCCAAGTTACATTTCCACTACCACAAACAACAACAATTGGGAAAAGAGATGTTGGTGTGGTTGGTATACCTGTTGAAAATTCTGATGGCCAAGTAATACTTGTAATTCCGGGAACAAATGGGTCTACTATATTAATGGGAATTATATCTGATTCTGTTGGGGTAACGTCTTCTAAAGTTTGAAAAGATGGACCAATTGGGACTGAACTAGCTGTAATTGATCCGGTATACAATTGTAAATCTGTTTGTCCCGCTCCTACTACTACTATAGGAGAATTTACTAGGAAATGGTTTGTTGATGCTGGTGCATTCATAAACCAAGGTGTTATACTAGGTAAATATGGAATAACACTATCATTATCTGTTTCTGTTGCACCTATGTTAAAGTTACCTAATATATCAGTGTTAAACCCACGACCTTCAGATACTCTATCTACACCACCATCGGTGTTTGTTTCAAAATATGTTGCATTTGCCCAACCTCTAAAGAAAGATTCAGTTGTAAAACCAGGTGATCTATCCGTAGGTGGAAAATATCCTTGTGGTACTGAGGAGCTAAATGCTGTAGTAGGTAAAACTGTTGGGTCTACACCTGACTGTGTTGCATCGTAAACAAATCCACCTCCTACTTTAAAAGATAAATCTACAAAACCACCATCAAATGAAGTTACTGCTTCCGAAGAAGGGGGTTCATTAATTATTAATAAGGTAGCATCAGGTGTTGATTGGTCCTCATCACTTTGTATTGTTGAATTGGCAATAAACCATGTTTGGTACCCTTCTATTAAGTTGTTATTATAATCACTAGCACCTGTTAAATTTAAAGTAATATATTCACTATCAGTAATAAATGGTAATATAGTAATACCATTGATATCGCTATTAGCCATTTTAATATATTTTACCTTATTTGTAGGTACAGGGGATAAAGTTTGAGTTGATAGTTTTAAAATTAAATCTTGAGTTGCTCCTGTAAACCCTAAAAGTGATAAGGTAGAATTTAGAATTGTTATTATACCATCTCCTTCATAATTTTTTGGGATATTACTTGCATCATTTTTAAAGTAAGCAGATGAAATTTTTGTACCATCTGAGACTATTTCTATTCTACCTTTATTAGGAGCATTTCCTGATATTTTACTGTAAGTAAATAGGTTAGTATCCGCAGTAATAGTTGAGGTAGTTGGGTTGTTACCCCCAATAGTTATAATTTCTAATTCATTCCTAAATCCTACCTTTGGGTTTGACAATGTGTCCGCCCATAATAATATATTTTTTAGATCAGGTAAAAAGTCAGAAGACAACATCGTTGTCTCTGAAAGTGTTTTTTCGTTAAGCCATTGTATATAAAATTGATAATCTGGTATATCATTTTGTCCAAAGAAAGCACTACATATATCCTTTAACCCTACTTCAATAGTATTTGGAAATTCACCGTTATAAAATTCACGTTGATCTATTCTTTGTATAGGAGTTAAACCTGCACCATTTAAGTTTGGGTTTGTTGTATTTGAAGAACCTACAGGAAAACCGGTACCTATTGAGGGTACTACATATTCTGTAAAGTCTTGAACTACACCCGGGTATTGTTTAGCAAATGTAGATGCTGATACTTCAGCAGTAGTTTTCCCACTATATGGGGTACCATCTACTATAAAACAAAATGGGTTTAAGGCTTCATCATTAATTAAAAATTGATCACGTGCACTAGGATTTGTATTATTTTCTACATCTGATAAGTATGCTATAAATGAAGCTGTTGTTTTGTATCCGTATTTATTATTATCTCTTTCTTCTTGTAAACTATAAATAGCTTCCCCATATCCGTTAGCAGGTAATCTATCTATATAATCTACCTTATATTTAACTGACCCCCATCTTTCTGTTCCTACGTCAACAAATAAACCGGATTGGGAAAAAGAATTTATTAGAGAATCAAAATATTCTGTATATGGAGTTCCTTCATCATTACTAACATTCCAACTCATCGTATTAGTAGTCTGAGTAATTGTAGAATCAAATAATACACTACCCTCGTTTGTTTCAGCTAAACCTAAACTTCCTGTTAAATAGTAATACTGTTTAAAACAAGTAGTTATTGTAGATGAACTTACGGGAGCATTATTTATATTATTAAATGGTTCAAAAACACCACCTGTACCTCCATCAAACACATATATGGAAGAACCACTTATTGTGTTACTTGGGGGGTAATCATTTGATCCTGGGTTGAAGTCTCTAGCTTGTGCTAATACAGTACCTTCTAGTACTTGGTCTTTTTGTACTATTGGCACCACTACACTAAATGGATCTGCAGGTGTGTTTTTAAAGTAAGTAGACATAGTTACAGCAGAAGATACTTGTGTTGGTCTTTGTCTGTTTCTTTCTAATAAATTTTGTTTTATAACAACACCAGATGATAAACTTGTTCTAGCAGGTGTAAAATCTTCTATCATTTTAAATAATGAATTATCGAAGAATGAAATTAATCTAATAAAATCATTTACATCATAACTATCTATGTATTTTGTAAAATATGCATCCCTTAATTTATCTAAAGCAGGGTATGAATAGTTTGGTTCGTTTATTTGTCTTGGGTCACCTATATAATCTCCTAAATTAAAAGCACCTATTTGTGCTATAATGTCATCGTTAACCTGGTCAGTAGGGGAAAATGCTACCTCTAAATAATTAATACTTGGATCACTACCACTTGGGAATGTTTCTTGTTGTATTGATCTATATGGAGATAAAGTAGAACCTGATGGTAATACTTCTTTATCTATTGTAATTTGGTCACTTATTCTATTCTTAATACCTCCTGGTACTTGATTTAAATATATTTCTTCGGTATTTTCTACAAATTCGGTTGTACCAATGAAGAAATTACTATTACCATTATCAAATGAGCTTGTTGCTTCCCATGAACCTGTAACTTTAGGGTGAATTGATGTTCTACTTGATGTAATTAATTGTGTACCTAAATCCGCTCTAAAACATAAATCATCAGGTGTTGAATTAATTGTGTTACCTTGTGTAGAATAAGGGTTAACTACATAATCATAAAATAAATCTTCTTTTAAAACTGTAGTCCAATATCTTAATTCTTGAAATGCTCCTGTAAATGGAGTATATATGTTAGTATTTAATTCATAATTTCCCTCAAAGAAGGATGATTCTGTACTAGTGTAATAATATTGCCAGTTATAAGTGGTAGAATCTGAAGCTGTAAATCCTATTTTATCATCTATTCTATTAGCGACAAAAAGATTTGCTTTATCTGAAACTCCATAATCTACAGTTGTCATTACTGACCACCATCCTCCATCAAAAAGTGGTAAGGACACTGAGGCAGTTGCTGTAGTGTTACTGAACCCATCAGGCCAAAAAGTTAAAGTACCATAAGCATTATCTGCTGATGGAGTTGAGCCTGAATATGAACCTGAAGTCATACCTGACCCTGTATATTCTAATGTTATATTAGCTTTACGATCATCTGTTTTCCAAATATTGTAATAATAGGCTGTGTTGTCAGCATCGATTAAAGGAATACCTGGGGTTTTAAATCTAAATTGTAATGTTTTAGGAGCTTGATTCGTTACATCAAAATTAGTATTTATGTCAAAGCTTGATTTAAAATAACTATTTGGGGTACCCTGTGCATGAAATGCATAATTAAAAACATTTTCACTTAAATCCCAATCTAAATAATTATCTCTATCTTTCCCACCAAATTCATTTATTCTTAAAATGGTATCAGGAACACCATATGAGGTAATTAATGCTTTTAAACCAGCTACCGTACCTTTTGTTTTAAGAAGGTAGGGCATATTGTGGTAGATTCGTTTATATAATCGCTTATTAACATCGTCTAATGGGACTATATCGTCCGAAGCAGATATTTGAGTATCTATGTACTCAAACCCAGTAGGTGTGTTAACCATACCATTTACTAACCCAACCATGTTGGGTAGTGGAAACGTACTACCAGAAGGTGTTAAACCTAAAAACGCGGTATATAAATCACTAGTATTAAAATTGTTTGAATATAATTTTACACCAAAATCCCTAATAGCATCCGCTACTAAATCCTTAGAAATACCATAATCTAAACGGTTATCCGCGTCAAATCTTGTAGTAATATTTTTAGTATATAACCATGTATTATCATACTGTTGAGCAACCATATCAACGAATAATTCATACTTTTCGTTATTTGGGTCTGATCTTAAATATTCTGGTATTGTATTATATAAGTAATCTTTGTTATCACTGTCGTAATCAGAGGCTACTAATGCTTGACCCCCATAAAACTCATTTTCAGGATTTGCACTACCTAACCATGTTTTTACAGTAGTACTTCCAGTTGGTAATAATATGTAAGGAGGGGTTGTTGTAGATTTAGGGTATGATTTAGTTGAACCACTATCGTAGTATAAAAAATATTCATATCTATCAAAACCAGTAATCACTTTTTGAATACTTGTTGATATTTCTGCCTTACTAGAACTATAAAAACCATCATTGGTTGTTAAAGCAACTATTGCATTACTAGAAGATTGGATTAAACCAACTTTATAATAAAAGTTTTCTAAACGTGTTTGTGCTGAACTAAACTTAATAAAATTATTGTAATCAGTATAGTCTACATTTATGTCTATTTCTTTTCTATCTAATATATTTTTAAGTTGATCAGTAGAACTAGTTACATCTGAACTTAATAATGTATTAAAACTAAAATCTTGGGTTGATTCCCCAGTTTGTTGTGTTACAGATATACTATAATTTGGTCCCTTAATGAATTGAGAATCGTTTGGAATAAATTCTATAGGTGGGAAGACAACAGTATATGCTTGTGGTGTTGAAATTTCTTCAACAACCCATAATGTATCCTTTATACTAAAACTATCAGGTAAAGGTTCATATAATTTTACTAACAAAGAAGGTTCAACCTCTGTTGTTGTATCTAATCTTAAATTATTAGCTATAACTTGTTGGTCACCTCCAAAGTTAAGTAAAAAGTCAACAAAATAGTCTGCATTTTCTCTATAATCAATAAAGGCATTAGATGAACTTACTATTAAATCAATTTCTATAGTAGAACTTTTTAATCTAACCTCGGTTCTATCTGCACTTATTTCACAAATATAGTAATTTAAAAATTGATCAGATGCTAGTTGTTTTCTATAAAAATTGTATGTTGAATAAAAAGTACCATCATCAAAACCGATGTCTTCTAAATTATCGGATGGGAATAAAACAACATCTCCATCTAATACATTATAATTTCTTTGATCATAAATTCTTGTTGAAGAACCTTTAAGTGGGAAAATTAGTTGTTGAGAATTATCATAAATATAATACTCGATGTAGTCTGTAGATGATGTAAAAGAAGTATCTAACCTTGAAGATGATATTAAATTATTATCTTGTTCAGAATACTCTTGATACTCAAACGTAGTTGGGTCTACAGGATTAACTGTTATGCTATTTAATTCTTCCATTAATTACTTATTGTATTATTTGGGTTTCCAGGTGTGTTGCTTACAACTGTAGTAGTTGTTGTCCCTGCGTATGCTCCTGATTTTTGTATTTGTTGTTGAATTTCATTAAAGGCATTACCTTGTAGGTTATCATCTTCAATACCATCTAAATTAATACCTAAACTTTCCCCGGTTAATGCTTCTGCTTTTTCAATCTGTGCTTTTAATAAATCTTTTCTTAATTGGGTAATTTCTTTTTGTAAAGCATTAATAATATCATTATTTGCTTCAAAACCTATATATTCTGTACTTGTTGTGATTAAATATTCATGTGAAGCGATTTCACCATAAGAGGGGATTTCATAAAATAATTGTGTATAAAGATCAAAAAATTGTTCTACAGATACTGAAGTGTCAAGTTGTTCGTTAACAGATTTATTACCTAACTGATTGAAATTTGTATCAATTATTGTTGGGTATCCTGTTTTAGAATACACTTGTTTAATAAGATCTACCTTTTGTTTATTTTCTTTCATTTTATGTCTTACCCGTTAACTACTTTAAAGTAATAGTTTTCATCCATTACTATAGTTTGTCCTTTAATCTCTGTTTGTACTAGAATATTATAATATCTTTCAGGTTCTAAACCATTCATATAAACAGTAAAGAAACTACCAGTTGAATCACAGCTAATCTTTGTATATTCTTTATCAAAATCTACAACAAATTCATTAGTATCTAAATCCTTTATAGCGTAATATGAAGCTGAAGGTAATGCATAATTGACTGTAAAAGAGGATTGTGTTGTAAATGTACGAACTGGGAATTCCGGTCGCACGTTTAATCTAAAATTATTTACACTTTCACTATAGAATACCCCTTGATTGTTATCTAGTGCTACAAATAAATCTGGTGTATCTATTACATTTAAGCTTGCTGTAACGTAAGATGAATCGTCCCATTTAATTTCTAATTGTGGGGGATATATTGTATTAGTATCAACAGAGTAGTAATTTAATTGTGGGGTAACTGCACTAGAGGTAACAAATTCAAATTCAGTATCCCATCTTACAATAAATCCTTCATTAGTTATTTGTCTTAAACCCGAATTTAAACCTTGGGAAGATGAATACCATACTTCTACTGCTCCTTTAACTTCTACTTTTAAATCTTTACTACTCCTTAAATTGAAGTTTTGATAAGATTCTAATGATTGAGTTACAGTAGGATAAGCTGAACCTGTCCACCAGGTACCACCACCTGCATTACTTGCTTGATCAAAGGAAGCAGTAGTTAAAGGTTGATAACCTCCAGTTACCCAAGGATTTGATCCTAAATAGGATTGATATTGCCAACTTACTCCTGTTGTATTAATAATGTTATCTAAATATTGGCCTGTACCATTATTCCAAGAACCTGAAATAGGTGCAACCATAATTTTTGAGTCTAAAGTTACATTTGTTGCTTTTGCTACGTATAATCTTAAATCCGAAGTCCAAGAAACAGCAGAACTAGTAACTTTAGCCAAGTTATCTAAAACATTAACTATTTCATTCTGGTTAAATTTAACTAATGATCTAGCTACTTGAGCTGTAGGGTTGTCCGTTGTTACTAGATTAGATACACTTAAAATAGGATCTAACCCTGTATTCATGGTTTTATATGCACTATAAATAGATGCATCTTTTTCGGGAAATATTTTATATACTGCCATAATTATAAGTTTACTACTCTTCCTTTAATATCGTTATCCGGAAATTTTAATTCAAATATACTTGGGTCTAAAGATGGGTATATTGTTCCATTTTGATTAGCGCCATCCATATCATAAGCCCACTCTGAATAATTAGAAGATGTTCCTGCTATGTTAGCTATTTTTACTGATCTTACTGTTTGTACTCCATCTAATGTATCTAATAATACAAAGAGATCAGGTACAATTATAGGTTGGTTTATTTGCCACTTATCTAATAAAAAGTAATTTTTTAAAGCAATTATACATCTTTCTATTACTTCATTACTATTAAAATTTGGATAAGTTATTACTTCAAATTGAACCCCAAAGTTAATTATAAAAGCATCTTTAATACTAATAGTATCACCAATCATTCTATATTGGTTAATATACGTGCGCAAATTAGTTTTCAGTGTATCCGATGCCGTGGTTAAATTATTGTTTAAATCATTGGTTAAGACATATAAATCCAATGTTGTATTGGCAGTTCCAGCAATTGGTTTTTGGGTTACTGCTTTAGATATAACACCATACTTAGAAGGCATACTTAATGCTCTTACTAAATAATCCTCAGCTGTTACGTTTCTTAACTGTGTAGAAAACTGTGATATTGAATTTTGTCTTATTTCTTCAATTGTATCACCATCTTGACCTCCACTTGCCGCTGTAGTGTTATTTGCAGCAACTGTATTAAATATATAATTTGAAACATTAGTGCTTAAACCACTAGTATTAAATATTATGTTAGTTCTATCTATAGAATTAACGGTATTTGATAGTACGTTTGATGCAACCCCGCCACCTGTATAGTACCTAACTGTTAGGGTTGTATTAGTAGGAGAAACACCATAAGTGTTTGTAAATATAAAGTTGGTTGGACTGTAAGCCGTTGTTAGTTTATCTTGTTCAAAAGGTAAGCCTAAACCTACATTCATAGGGTTTGGTATTATGTCTTCTGTTGTATTTGCAGGGTTACCTGAACCAAATTGGATTTGTAATTGTGTAGGGGTTATAAATCTTGTAGCAAATCTATTTTGTACGTTTTTAGTTTGTAATAAAAATGGAGCATCACTATCTTCAAATGTATTAGGACTATTAATATTTGTATTTCTTAAACTATCATATACTAAATCTTGAGCTAAATAATCTACCTCGTACCATATGTTACCTTCAGAATCTACAATATCTATTACACCTGCTATATTAGGTGATGCTAAAACTACAGTTGCAAATTCTTGAGGGGCACCAAAACTAAAACTAGTAGTATTGATTTTACCTGAGAATGAATTTCTTGTTTTTCTAAGTAAATAATATGTTGGTATACCATTACTTGTTTGAGCTACAGATACCTCAGTAAGGTCTGATGAACTTGAAACAGAGAAATTGACTGGGTCTTCAATAGTAAATGCTACTGATGTAGCCGCTTGTGTTTTAATAACGGTGTTAGCAGGAATAGTTACCGTATAAGAATAATCTGGTTGGTAAATGTTCCCTACTTGTATAGCAGGAATTTGTTGAAAAAATTCCATAGTAGTTTCAGATAAACCAGTTGCTTTTGGTTTATATCCGTACATATAAGCTAAATCATATAAATTATCATTTTGCCTTGCGTATTGCATAAAATTTTCTTGGATTTGATTATCCAAGTAAAAAGACAAAACATCACTAACATAAGCTGCTTGTTCTATAAACATCATTCCTGGGGAAGTGTCTGTAAAATCAGTATATGTTGATGGAAAATATGTTTGAGAATAGTTAATTAACTGATTCCTGAATTCAGGGAATTCTTTATTTATATAATTTATGTTTCTTCTTACTGCCATTATGCGAAGTTTAATACTAGTTCATCTGTGATAGAAGTATTTACTACTCTATAATATAACTGTACTGTTACCGTATTGGTATCAGGTGATTGTAATACATCTAATTCTTCAACTTCTACATTAGGAAACTTTTCTCTAACCTTAGTTGCTACATCATCTCTTAAATAATCAATGTTTTCTGTTGATATTTGTTCAAAAATAAAAGCTCTTAACCCCCCACCAAATGTTGGGTTACCTGGTCTTTCTCCAGGGTTTGTTAAAAAATAGTTTATTAAGTTATTTTTAATTGCTTGAGCTGTAGTATAGTTTGGAGTAAAAACCCCACCTTCGTTAAAAGGTATATTAACACCTATACCTACTCGAGGTCTAGTGTCGTTTGGGAATTGTTGTATTGCTCCAAATGCCATATTTTATTATTTACTATTCATTAATCCCATTATTTGACTCATATCTACTTCTCCTGCTGGTAAAGTACCATTTGGGCTTGCTGTATCCATATTACCTGTCATTTGTAATGGGACTACATCTGAGGACGTTGCTGTTAAAGTTCCGTTTGCCCCTGGTCTCATACCATTTAAAACACCCATCATATTTTCTCTTAATTTTAACCTATCAGTTTCTGGTAGGTCTGTTTGAGCTACTGGGTTTAATGGTCCAGGTGCGGGTTGTGTGTATTGAGGCGTAGGTACTGCTGTTTCATAAACTTGTTGTTTAGGAGAACGTACTGCTTCCATAAGAATATCTTTCATTTCTTCTTGGATCGCTTCTTTTACTGCTTCTTTAACGATTGTTTTTAATTGACTTAGTTTCATATAATTATAAATATTAAATTAATCTGCTTTTAAATTGTTTTGTTTGATATAAAACACTAATTCGTCGATTAGTATTTGGTCTGTACCACTAAATGAAGGTTCCCCCCTTAAAATAATAATACCTTGAGAGTTTTTAGCAATTGCTTGTCTTCTAAAATATTCGTCTACATTAGACTTATCAACTACTTCTACAGACATGGAAAAACCGTTTGCGTTAGTAACAATAGGTTCACCTTGTTCTTCATCTTGTTTTTGTAATGCTAATAAACCAGCATCAATTTCTGTCATTGATAATCCACTACCATTTCCATTATTACTAGATTCAGAGGCACAACTATTTATTAACCCATCAATAGCCTTTAAATACCTTAAAATTATAACTAAAGATATAATTAAAAATACTAAAGATATTAATAGTGCTTTTTTAATGTCACTAGATACATTAGTAAGTTTTTCTAAAATTTCTTTTATATCTTCTAATTTAGCTACTAAAGAATAAGGAACACCTACTCCAGGTGGAACAGATAGTGGGATGGGTATTGAGGAAATAATTCCTTTAAAGGCTTGTAACTGTAATGACAGGTATAAAAATACACCGGCTAGTGCTGTATTAGCTATAATAATAGAGTACATATTGTTTATTTGTCTTACTACAGAATTTCTTTTTTTAATTATACCTTTTAGTACATCATTATCAGGACAAGTTGCCTCACCTTGTAGTGCTTGTTCTTCTTTGGCTATACCAAATAAAATATAAATTTGGAATGCTAAAGGAAACAATTTGGTTTGTACTACACTTGCAAACCCCAATATCATGTTTCTAAGAGCATTTAAAGCAGAGTCAGCGACATCAGCAAAAAACTTAGTAACTAGGAGTGCACTTTGTATTAATTCTTTTTCTGCTACTCTTTTTGCTTCTTTGGCCGCCGCTTCAAGGTTAAGTAAACTAAATATGGGTAATTCTTGAGCAACTTCATTGTTTCCATCTATTATACTTTGGGACGCAGGAACATATCCTTCTTCCTCAAGGTAAAATATCCTTGGTTTTAAACCTAAAATTTTATCATTTAATGCAGGTATAACAGGAATACCGAATTGTAATTTAAACCTTCCTTCATCATCTGTTCGTATAAATGCTGGTTTATTGTTATCTTCGGACCATGCCTTGTATGTTTCTGTTTGATCAATTTTATTAACAATTCCTAATTTATTTTTTTCACCAGTAGGGTCTGGTACTTTAATTGTTCTAGTTTTCGTTTCGTATTTTAGGGGAAATAGAGTAAATCTAGGCTCTACCTTAACACCAGATATTGGTTTAGTAGTTTGTTTATCATATAATCTACCCTCAGTTGTATAAACTTTTATTACGGGTTTATATTTTTTAAATTGAACAGGATCGTTTATAATTCCTTTAACTTCTTCAACAGGAATGTCCTCTGTTTTTGCTATGAGTTCTTTACCCTTAGTAGAATTTAAAAAAGCTTGTGCTAGTCGGATTAATAAAGCCTCCCCTTGTTTTAAACCTTTATCTTTTAATGATTGTTTTTCTTTGTCCGTCATCTTAAATGGTTTTTACTTTATTAGACAAAAATTTAAATTTTGATGAATCCGAAACATTAATTTCTTTTAATTGAGTTAAAAGTAAAGCAGCAGCAGATGCAGCACCTGGTATTGAAGCTTCATTTTTTAAAGAGGATAATAAGTTTTCCATTGCATTGAGTAATACCCAATAATCACTAGCAAAATCATTTCCTCTTACTAAGGGTTGATCTGCATTTTTAGCACCTAAAGAAACTGTTCCTTTATCTGCAGTTAGAGTTAAATTTCCCCCTAATGACTTTATACCCACATCTTCCCTAGCTTCAGCTACAATTGATTTTTGTGAAGAAAATAATATACTATCTGTTGTAGAATTAAATAATAATCTACTTGAATTAAGTATTACTTGTGGGGCGTTATATGATGTAGGGGATTTAGGGGTAACTTCTACTAGATTTGAAAAAGGTACTGTAGCAGATTCTCCTACACCTTGAGTAGAGGTAGAAACTATAATTGGTATTTTCTGAGTGGAAGTTAAATATACTGATGTAGGATCGGTATTTATATTTTCAACAATTGGCTCAAATCCTTTTGAACTACCTAAAGTGGGTTGTCCATTTTTAAGTATAGTAATAGGTTCACCACTATCTCCAGATTCGGACCAGTTGTTACTTAGACCGCCAGTTTTTGATGTACTACCTAATCTAATACTATTACCAAATCGTCCTTCAAATATGTTGTCACCAGCATATGGTAAAATAGGGTGTATATTTCCTTTTTCAACAAATGCACCTCCACTATTACCATTTAAACTTAATTGTGTAGTTTTTTTAGATGTTTTAGCAACACTACCCGCTTGTAGGTCTGAATTGCTTTTATTCATCGATGGTGTTACTGAGGTATTATCAAAAAATACATCAGGGAAGGGATTAACGTGTTGATTATTCCAAAGTGCAAATGTACCTATGTAGTAATAAGTTTTAGTATTTGATGATTGGGTCTTTTGTGTAGATGGTCCTCTAAAAATAAGAACTACTTCATTTACTAATGGAAAAGTTTTAAGCTGACCATTGATTGGTTTTGCAAATGTAGTGTTTTCTTGGTTTTTATTATTAGGACTAACAGTTTTATCTAGTTGTTGAAACTTAATAGAACCAATACCACTCCAACCTCCTGTTTCGTCAAATATTTGTGAATTACTATTTAATGAAATATCAATTACCCTTGCAGTAATAAATTCCCCACCTATAGATTTAGAAAGTTGTTCATTGCCAATATTAGCAGTTGCAGAATTATTTAAATATGATAAACCTTGTTTTAACATTATTTTTTATCTTCAAAGTTTTCATTAAGTTTATCTAATTCGGCCATTAATTGGTCTTTTTCTGCATCTGTAATGCCTGAAGGATCATCACTAACTGAGGTGTTTAAAACACGTTGAATGATAGTAGCCATTTTAATTAGTTGCTCGTCATTACGAACACCAATTTCCATATATTCTTTTATAAGGGGAACAATCAAAGTAGCATCACCGATATCTTTAATCAATGGTTTTAATTCTGATATTAATCCCCCTATTTGTTGTTGTTTTGTTTTTTGGTTGTCATATATCTCACTTAATATATCGGAGAATTTTTTACTACCAAATACAACACTGTCTAATGCGCCCATAATGTTATTTTGTTATAAATATGGATATAGGAAGGAATTAGAAATTAGCGTATCCGTTCTCTAAATAAAATATATATTGTTGTTTAAATATTAAGTGTAGTTTGTCTGCTATTTTGGTAATTTTAGGTGTTTTTACGTCTATAATTTCACGAATGTAGATATATAGTGCTTTTTTATTAAAAACCTCAAGTGTTTCACGTTTGCGAAATAACTCTAAAATAGCATCTGCAATTTGAGCATCATTTTTTTTAGGGAATAATTCAAAAATATTTGCTGTAACATGGTCTACAAATATATCAATGTATTTATCTAAATCAGATTTTATAATCTCATCACCCATTCTATAAGTGTGTGTAGAGTTTTCTCCAGTTAACACATCAACAGGTACTTTTTTAATTTTTTTAGCGTAATTTTTTGTATTGTGTAGTATTAACCAACGTTTAACTATAGTACCAAAATAAGAATAAGCTTTTGCTCCCCTGGTTGGATCGAATAAGTGAATCTTTGATAGTAGAAACACAATAATCTCATGTTGTAGGTGTTCTAAATTATCTACCTCAGTATGGTAAAATTTAAAGGTATGGATTATATTCTGGGTGAGTTTGAAGAATGCAAAATGTATTTCTTTATCATAAATATCACTTCTTTTGCTATAGTCTTCTATAGAATCAAGACCATTATACCTAACAATAGCTAGTTCAGTGTCGTGTGTAAAGTAATTTTTAGATTTCTTCCTTCTTTTTTTCTTTATTGGTGCCATAATTTTTTTATTGAATTTTAAATCTTGATAATGGTTCTTGTAATACCTTTATTTGATCAAAAATCCAACCTATTTCATCATCGCTTTTAAATACACCTTTAGAGTCAATTTCTTGTAGACGAGAATCTGTAATTTCTAGTTGTTTTGAAAATTCTGTTATATAACTATTTTGATTAATTATAATTTCTAGCATTTTTTCGTTTTTCCTGAATAGGTTTATGGTCGTGTATCCTAAGATAACGACCAAAATTCCTAATATAATAATTGCTATATTTAATATCATAAGCTATCTAACATGTTTTTTAATCCTACACTAGCTACTGTATTAAGTGCTTTTTGTTTTGGATTACCTTTTTGATTTGATGTCAATGTAAAACCCTTCTTTGGGGGTACCACGCTATCCTTAGAAAACTTTGGTAACCATTCAATCTCAAATTCAATACGCGCAGCCATCATGTCTGCTTGATGGAGAATAAAAGGCAATGAAGTACGAGGTTTAGTCTCGGGCATAAATCCCTTTAGATACTTTTCATTTGCAACGTCATAAATCCCATCATGTGTCTGGATTGCTAACATTTCATTAAAAGTATATTTAACATCATGTTGTTGAAGTAGAAATAAACCACGATCAGGAACAGATGCAAAAGGTAACGCTTTATTAAAAGTATAATCCTCCTCCAATTTTTCCTTACGCCATTTATCTGTCTGAGGTAAATATGCTTCATGTTCTACTGAACCCATTTTACCTAAATCATGATTAATAGCTGAGAATACCAATTCTTCCTGGGTAAATGTAGTCATATCACAACCAAATGCTTCCCATGTAGCAGACATTGCTAATGCACCTTTTACAACACGATTAACATGATCTACATACCCACCAGGAAATGCTGAATGGTATTTTTTATGGTTAGCTGCAGGCATTAATATAACTCTATCCTCAAATTTACTATAAAAATCAAGTAATTTCTGTTTACGTTCTCCAGTAATATGCCTCTCAATACTATTTAAAAATTCTTCCCAATTAGATTGGATTTGTTCTGCTGTTAATGTCATAACCTATTTTTTTAAATTTAACTACGTGAATTGTCCATTTCAACCATATCTTGTAAGGATTCAATGATACCCTCTGCTCCATCTATTCTAGATCTAAAGCTTGCACCTGTTTCCCTTGAATCACCCACCATACGTTTAAGTTCTTGTAGTGATGATGATAATTGTAATAACTTTTGTTCAAATAAGTTTTTATTTCTCATAATTTCTCGATTTTAATAACGGGGTTGATTATTTATTCCCCTATTTTACTATTATTTTTGCTTTATTATTGCTTTATTATTGCTTTATTATTGCCTTATTTTTTATTTTCCTTTACATTTTCACAACCGGCATTTCAAATCTACGAAGGAACTTTTTAATATCCACGTAATTTATACCTTGTTTTTTAATTTCTGTATTTTCAATAAAACGGCACATCTTTCATACTGTTCGGTTGATTCAAAATATTGGATAGCTCTTACTAAAGAATCCATAAGGGGTTTGTACTTATATTCGACTATTGCATCAAAATGGCTGCGGTCTTTAAGATTTATATCTTTAATATAAGACCACGCCCTATTATATACAGCAAATGTAGATGCATCCTTTGTTTTATCAACATCATACTCAGATTTAACTTCCTTTAGAAACTTTTTTAACTTCTGGTGGAATATTTCATGGTTATATATTAACTTAGTAAACATGCCTAACTTTGCTCTAGCATTATCCAGAAATGTATCTGGTGTCTCTAAAATAGCTTTAGCTTCTTCTTCGTCTCCACCAAATAGGCTAAATAATTTATCTTTATCTATCATGGTTATAAATATATATTAACTCTTCAACCCTCCCAATTCTGCTTCAATATTATCCTTTATTATTTGCAGTTGTGCGTAGGATTCTACTATATCGAATCTATCTTTATTTTCAGGATGGTATCTCCAAATTTCTTCCATTACTGTAACTGTGGACATTAAATCATTTACTAAATCTGTTTTGTTTGACATAATTATTATTTTTAAAGTGGTTTATTAAATTCTTTTATAAAATTATAAATAGAAGCTATTACAATTATTGGGAAAAATACAAAATTGAGTAATTTCATCTCCCAAGTAAGTTCTTCTTTCATAAACTCAAATGTTATTTCGGTAAATACTGACCAAATTAGGGCTATTGTTAAATATGTTATCATAATTTATAATATATAGATTCATCTTTCATCTCTATGGTTTTCCAAGCTAAACCAGTACCCATTAATTTATCAATAGCATCAAATTGCTTACTAGTTGCTAGCCAATCTATTGTTTTTTTCATTACTATTTTACTCATAATATCTAATTTAATTTTATTGCATATACATCATTAGATTCAGCATATACATGGTATGATCTATCTTCTAAATACTTTGTTATTTCACTTATACCATTTACTACGTGAAAATGTTCAACTTTAATAATTTTAGGTCTTAATAATACATTATCCCAAGGAAATGACTTTAGAATTTCAAAATCATACCCTTCAGTATCAATCTTTAAAAAATCAATACGTTCTATACTATAATCTCTAATAACATTTCTAAATGTATCAGTTTGTATTAACATTTTACCACTTAAAAAATCCATCCTACCCCCTTTTACATTACGGCAACCCCAATCCCTTTCGTTCAAAGGTATAAAGGTAGACATCCCCGCAAAATCCTTATCTTGATCAACAATATTATCTTCTGCATAATGGATTATTCTCTCCCCCTTAACATGGTCTATAGCAATAGGGAGATATTTCACTCCTTCTTTCCTAGGTATGTTATTTAAGTACTTTTTCATTGGGTCTATTATAAACCCACTCCATCCTTCATTTGCAAAGTGGTTTAGTGTATCAAAATCACACGATCCTATTTCTATAAATATTTTCTCCTTCCTAGGTATGTTATTTAAGTACTTTTTCATTTATATGTAGTCTTTACCTATTAATTTTATAGAGGATATTGCCATATCTAAATCTATTTGAAAGAATTCCCTCTGCGTGTTAACGCGATATTCTGCTAACGCATGATGTACTGCGCCCTCTAATTGTTCCGCGTTAAAACACGCGAAAGCCCATGCTACTTCGTATGGAAGCGCCACACCCGTCGCATTAGATATCTGTTTAGCTCGTTCATCTGGGGTAAGTTTAGTATATCCTATTTTGTATACACCTGGTTGTACAGGGTTTGATAAAACATAAACCCATTGATCACCTTCACCTTTATTTGAAAATAAATTTCTCTTCCTAGCTGTAAAATATGTAACATCTTCCCAACCATCTCCCTTTTTAGAGGGAGAGATTGTGAAATATGATGCATTTTTAACATGCGTGTCTGAATAATTTTCAGACAAGGGAATAAATCCCTCTGCTTCCTGTGTTGTTATTCTTTCCATTATGATGCGAATTCTAATGCTTTAGAAAATAACTGCTTATTCAAATCCTGGTCTTGCTTAAAGTTCTTAATAACTCGTGCTTGACGAACACTTCCCTTTGAAGTTTTGTATTGGAAATTACCTTCCATCACATTCTCCTGAACACGATTAAATACTTCCCATAAACCATTTCCTTCATCTGCTTTACGCTGAGATGATAAAACGTCTTCAATTGCTTGGCTATCAAAAGTATTCTCGGTACCTTCTACTCTTATATCAAGAAAAGATTTTGCAAGATTAAACATTTGCTCTTCTTCTAATTCAACTGCTTTCATTGAATTCATACATTCAACAGTTAAAGGTAATCTTTCAATCATCTCTTTAACAACTCCTTGTAATGTTTCGAAATCATAACCCATGTGTCTAACCTTTACATCTTCGAATGTATCGGTAGCTATAACTAAACCATTTTCACAAATCATTCTAAACAATCCAGCAGTAAATTTAAATGCATTTTTACCATCATGAGAATTGGTAAGTACTACTTGAGGATAAACTGTATCTCCATTCTCTCCATTAATAACAACATCATTATTTCTAAATACAACTAAATGTTTTTGGAAACCTATTGTTCCTTCTTTTCTAGCTTTAACTTCTTTAGCATCAACTACTCCCCAACCTAATAATTCCATATCGGCAATTACCTTATCAGTAGGAATGTGTGTGTACTTTTTAGAAACATCTTTAGATCCTAATTTTGTAAAAATACTTGGAGCGATTTCTCTTAACTCTTCTAAACTTTTGAACTCTTGACTTTCGTAATTTAACATAAACCTTTATTTTTAATTATTAATTATTAACTTATACGTGAAGATACGAACCCTCTCCCGGGTATCCAAGCTACCTGTGCATTACTTTTTATATTTTTTGAAGTAATGATGGGTGAACATTTATAAAAGCACCAATTG